ATTAGTTCCCGTTTGTATTAATAACTGATTAGTTGCTACCGCACTAATATTTGTAGCTGTTGATGCATTTCCCGTCAAAGCACCAGAAAATATTGAAGCTATTAAAGTATTAGAATCGGGTTTATAACTCAATCCTCCATCTACGCTAACTACTTCAGATGGATTTAAAGTTGTGCTTGAAGCAGATGATGAAGATAACATCGGATAATAGGTCGCTGTAAAACTTTCAACATTTGTTTGAGCCACTTCTAAAGCGTTTGAACACGTTCCAACAAAACCTGCAGTTAATCCTACATTATTACTTGTAAATATATTTCCAGTATATTTAGTTGTAGCGACTAATCCGAGTGTATTAGAATTTGGGGTAAATGGAAGTGAAATATCTGTGCTAACGGATTGTTGGTCTTGAGAAGTTGATTGAGGGACAAAAGTTAAAAAATATGCACTTGTAAATGCGCTTCCGTCCGTAGTTTGAATCTTAGACGAACTTGTGCTTGCGCCTACAAAACCAATATTTGGAATAGCCGTTGTGCTTGTAAATACTGAACCATCAAATAAAGATGTTGTTAATTTATTCTGATTCGGTATATATTTTAGACCTATATCAGTTATAACTTCTTGAGAAGTCGCTGATGTAGATAGTGGACAAAATGTAGGATAATAAGTAGATGAAAATGCACTTCCGTCAGTTGTCTGAATTTTATTTGCTGATGTAGCGTGACCAACGAATCCGATATTAGGTGGCACAATCGTGCTTGTATAAATACCGCTATTCATCGCCCCAGTTGTTAATAAATTGCCCGTAGGAACATATCTCAAACCACCAGAATCTGTATTTAAAACTGACGTATTTCCTGTAATATTATTATTAAAAACTGGATAATACGTTGATGCTGAAGTAGCAATTTCTGTAATATTTATTGTATTTGTCCCAAGTGCTCCTGCCGAAGAAATAGTCAAATTATCCGTTCCGCTTATTGTAACATTACTTCCAGCTGTTAAAGAAACAGTTTTAAAATCAGTTATACCACTTGTAGTTGCTACTAAACTTGTTCCAGTTCCTCCATTTTGAAAAGTATAAGAGCCTCCGCTTGAATTTATTGTTAAATCATTTCCACTATCTGTTATAGTTATGTTACTACCTGATGCAATACCTTTGGTTTTTAATGCTGGATTTCCAGAAGAAGTAGCAATTAAGCTATTTGTTCCTACAACTGTTCCTCCAGTAGTTAAACTTATTAAAGTAGAAGGTGATGAATTAGTTAAAGTTATTTCAGTAGATGTATTTGAAATATTTATATCTGAACCAATTAAAGACTTTAGATAAAAATTAGGATTTGTATTAGATGAAATTAATGACGTTCCAGTCCCAACAGAATCAATTGATATAGTAGATTGTTGAGACAAATTAGTATGAATATGAGAATAGGTATTAGACGATTGAAAATAAACTAATGCTGTGTGGTTAGTCGCATTAATATTTTCGGCAATAATAACAACTTGAAATAAATCATATATAGTAACATCAATAGGGTTTTCTATATATAAATTCAACTCATATATCCTCTCTGCTAACTGGTCTAAAATATATAAATTGTCAGACCCAAGAGGAACCAAATTGTCATATAAACCACCAATTGTTTTTCTACCAAGTAAATAATATTTTAATCTAATTTTATCTCTATCAGCATTTGTATCCGCTTTAGCGTAAATATTCATCGCCCATATACCAGGGTTAATAAAAGTTCCAATTCCTGATATATCTGATTTTGGAATAGCAAATTGAGCGATTGGATATTTCGTATTCACTGCTCCAATAGTAAAAGTTAAAATATATTGTGCAAAAGATAAATTAGGAACAAGTGTTAGAAGGGACGTATTAGTATTTTGAGATGGTGCATATGTTATTGAAGGAGTAGTAAATGACCCCCCTATAATTGAAGTAAGTTGAAGAGTTGTAAGAGGGATAAAAGGAGGCGTTGTAGATTCTGAATAATTTAAATATAAAACCTGACCAGACCCAGACACTGGTATTTGTAAATTGTCTACATATAATTTATTCGTTAAATCTGCTGGATTAATTGGAATATAAGTAGATGTAATTTTATTAGTAGACATTTCAATTGATTTTTCTACATTTATTTGAGTTAAATTTTCTAAAATACTTGTTTTATCGCAAGTAGTAGCTGAAGGATTAGAAACTTGTAAAATTCTTCCAACTTCTGCAGGTAGTGTTCCTGAATATATAATACCTGATAAAGGAGGTGTTGGGACGGCACTCCAATATGTGTTGCCGTTGCCATCTGTAGATAATATATCTCCTAAATTTCCATTTGTTGCTGTAGTTAAGTTGTATGTTGATGTATCGTCACATATAATATTTAAACTATCATTAACAGTTAAATTATCTACAAAAACATTTGTAGGCAACGTTATAGAATTTAAAACGATTAGGTCGTAACATTCAACTGTGTGGGCTCCAACTTCTAAATTTAAATCAATCCCAGTTTGATAATTCGTAAATTTGTTCAAACTCATTCTTGTTTTATTTATTATAAATAAATATAATAAATATATAACTTTTAATTTAATACAAACGATTACCACGAGCTTTCATTTCTAACTCTATAATTTCTCGTCCCATATTAGTTTGATAATCACTTCTACTACTTTTTTGTTCTAAATCCCAAGAACTACTGCCGTATTTAAATGGGATAATATCTTTGTCTAAACCAAGATTTTTAAAAGGAGTTGTTGTATAATTTAAATTTGTTGGATAACTATTATTTCTATTGTATGCGTTTAATGGACTAAGTCCGCTTCTAATACCTTCTAAATACTCACTTTGCGCTTTTGTATGATACATATCATATTCTTGTTCCGCTTCACTTTTAAAATATGGTTTTATAAAACCTAAAGGGTAAGTTGCATCTTGAATTGAATTTACGTTAATATTATAGTTTACTAACATATCTGGAGAAATGTTTCCACGGTTTTGATACTCTGGGGTTACCATCGTTCCAAGAGTAGGTTGAATCGCTGTCATTTATTATATAAGAAGATATTTTAAATATTTTGTAATAATAAAATGTTTCGTATTACAAATAGAGACTTCGGTAAAAATAACGATAAAGTTTTTAGAATTGCAAACATAAAAGGTTCTTCCGATAAACTAACAAAAAGAAGTTTATTTCTTGTGAATGATAATTCTGGAGCAGATGAAATTACACTTGATGGAAAAGAATATTTTGCCCCGTGTAATCAGTTTAGAAAAAATCAAAATGAAAGGTTATATATAGCAGGACCGTCAGGTTCTGGTAAATCTACTTATGTCGCGGATTATGTAACTCAATTTTTAAAAGAAAAAGGGTTAAACGATACTACAGTTTATATTTTTAGTTCTGTTGATTTTGATAAAATTTTAGATGACCGCTTTGGAGATAGGATTCATCGTGTGGATGTAGATGATTCAATATGTTACGAAGAACCTTTTCACCCTGAAGAATTTGAAGAAAATTCTATTATTATTTTTGATGACGCCGACAAGATAAAAAATTCAAGGTGTAGGAATGCAATTTTTATGTTACGAGAAAATTTACTTGAAACTGCCCGTCACTATGGTTTAACTATTATTTCAACATCTCATCAGCTATCTAATTATGCAAAAACAAGAACATTATTGAACGAAGCAACGTCAATCACAGTTTTTCCACGACACTCAGGCACGACTCATTATATCCGTGAGTATTTGAAGAAACATTTAGGATTTGATTTAACAAAAATTAAAAAGTTTTTAAGTTTAAGTAAAAATAGTAGATGGATTACTATATATAAAAATGCCCCTCCATACGTTATTTCCGCAAAAACTGTGTATAAGATTAATGATGAATATTTAGATTGATTAAAATTAATATTTAAAAATTGAAAACTACAATAAAAAACAATGTCTGAAGTTGAAAGAAAAAAATGCAATCGCTGTAAAGTAAATTTAACTTTTGATAAATTTAAGAAAAAACGGGATGATTCTTATATGAAATTGTGTATTGAATGTAATATTAAGAATGTTAATTCTGCTAATGAAAATAAATGCGAGCACGATAAAAGAAAAACACGATGCAAAAAATGCGGAGGAGGTTCAATTTGTGAACACGATAGAAGAAGAACAGAATGTAAAGAGTGTAAAGGAGGAGAAATTTGTGAACATAATAAAAGAAGGACAAAATGTAAAAACTGTGGAGGCGGTTCATTTTGTGAACATAATAAAATAAGGTCAGATTGTAAAGAGTGTAACGAACCTATAAAAATCACAATTAAAAACTGGATAAAAAATTCCAAACAATCAGATAGAAAATACAACCGTTTTGACATTGTAAATTTGATAGACAAATGTTTTTGCGAAAATTTAGTAGAAGAATATCAAAACTGTTACTATTGTTCAGTTAAACTTCAGTATAAAATTAATCAAGACGATTTAGCGACAATAGAACGTATAGATAATAAGATAGGGCATATTAAAAAAAATTGTGTAATAGCGTGTAGAACGTGTAATTTTTCTAAAGTTGGAGGAAATTAATTTAAAAAATTTTATTATATTGTTTTATAATAAAATGAACGCTTGGCTTATTCATCTAATGAAATTTCGCAAAGCACATCCAAAACTCTCTCTTAAAGAATGTATGCAACAAGCAAAAAAAACTTATAAAAAATAAGTTTAGTATATATAAATGTTACACGATAATATAGACAAAGTTATTGCTAACTCAGAAAATTATTCCTTGTCCGATTCCGACCTTATTAATTTAACCGATAATAAGGTTAAAGTTATTGCTTATTCTGATTTAGAAAATTTTAATACAATTGATGAAGTATTAGAACCATACGGAGCAGTCATAATTTTATATCAGCAAACAAAGTCTATTGGTCACTGGGCAAGTATAATAAAACAAAAGAATAATACTATAGAAATATTTGACTCTTTAGGAGTTGGATTAGACCACGAGCTTGAGTTTAGTAACTATAATAAAAAAAGACACGGTGGAGTTCCTATTTCACATCTTACAAATTTATTAGAAAAAAGTAAATATAAAGTTGAAGTTAATTTAACTCAAATTCAAAAAGATGGTAATCATATAAATACTTGTGGCCGTTGGAGTGGTTTAAGAGTCCGATTTCGTGATGTTCCGATGAAGCATTTTGTTGATATGTTTAAAAATGGTAAAAATAATCCAGATTATATGGTAACTGCAATGACAATTTTGTTTTCGTAATTTAAAAAAATAACTTGTGCTATTATAAAAATGTTTGTTCAACCTTATAATTTGAATGAATCTTCTACTCAAAATGCGTTAAATATATCAGCCCTAAATTTAACACAAGGAAAATCTAATACATTAAATGATGACGGAGATTATGTATACTATAATATTAATATAGTAAATAGAAATGAGCCTGATGGAAAACTTGCAAAATTTAGTGAAAATCGTGTCGTTCCAGTTTTAAAAAAACCATCTGATTATAACATTTGCTGTGTTCGCTTTCAAATTCCTTCTATTAATATTCCTATTTTATTTTTTAATAATTATACTTTTAATATTAAATTATCTTACGGTGGTTCTACAGTATCTAAACCGCTTATATATATACCAAATAGTTTAACTAATCCATACGCTCCAAAACAACCTATTTATGACTATCAGGAATTGGTTAATTCTTTAAATACTGCTCTTGTTTCTGCTAAAAATGATTTAAATGCTCTTCAACCAGCTGTTATTCCTTTTGACGCACCATTTATAACTTATAATCCAGATAATAGTTTATTTGATTTAAATGCTGAAACAGCTGGATATGATAATTCTTTAGTAAATTATGTTAGTATAATTTTTAGTTCTGATTTATTTGTTTTATTCTCAAATCTTCAAGATTTCTTTTTGAATGCTAATGAAACTCGTATTGTAGTTCAAAATAATTTTAATAATTCTACGGTTTTTAATGCAAAACCATATTTATTTATGAGACAAAGTCAAGAAAGTTTAGAACTTTGGGCAGAAATTAATCGGATTGTTATTCTATCTAATTCTATTCCTATTAGACAGGAATTAAGTCCTACGCAGGAAGACGTAACAAAAAGAATTCTGTTTGATTTTAATGTAACAGGACGCCCCGATAAAGGAAAAATAACTTTTTTTCTTCAAGGTCCGCCAAGATATTCT